TACCCCTTCAAAATTCATTTGTTTAAAGAGTTTGGATAATTCCTTAACAGATTTCTCTGCGTCCTTTAAATTATCGTAAGGCCCAGTTTCATTATTATTTACATAGGCAAATACTTCTTTACCCATTTGAGTGTAAGTAATGGTGTAATTTTTTCCACCTGCCTTTACGCTGTCCACTTTTAGTTCTTTATGTCTTCTAGGCAATTTAAATTTTGCCTCATAAAGTTCACGTGACATAGACGCAAAGGATTTCATTACTCTTCCTCTTTTGTAGCTTCAGGTTCATTATGCATCCAATCAACCTGTGCTTCCACCCTTTTCATATCTACTGCTTGGGCAGCTTTTTCTTTTATGCCGTCAAAAATAGAATCTTTGGCGTCTTGCAACTTACCCTGTTCTATTTCATCAACAATCTTTTTTGCTATTTCAGTCATTTATTAAAATCCCCCAAATTCGTCTTCACCGTCAGCGTCTCCGCCTTCGCCTTCATCTTGTATTTGTTTATCCATAAGTCTCATCTCTTCCTCAGTTTGCATTAAGATATTCTTACGAACAAACTCTTGTGAGTAATACTTACCGACATACTCGTCCACTGTTGATAGAGTTTCAATCCTTTCTCTGATTATCTCAGCGTCTTTCAACTCCGCAAAGTGGTTATCACTTGCATAATCAAACTGTATGAAGTCTTTAACTAACTTGTCAAATTCTTCTTGCTTTACAATTTCTTTTAATATTAATTGCGTTCTTAAAACGTCAATGAATATTCTGCTAAACTTCTTTTGAAGTCTATTTGTGAACTTATTAAACTTAAGTTCATCTCTTTGGATTTCGGACGCACGTCCCAAATTGAAACCTGCATCTGCTTCCATTCTAGAAGCTGGAATACTTAAACTCTTATATAACTTCGACTTAAAGTATTCAATGTCTTCTATCTCCGAGAGATTTTGTCCGCCAGGCAAAGTTGATATCTCTGTCCCACGTCCACCTTCTCTCCTAGGTAACCAAAAATCTTCCAACATAGACATATGTTTTCTATCATCTTTGATTTCACCTGTGTCTGCGTTGTAAACAAGTTTATTTCTATACTTGTTCATAACCTCAGACAAATACTGTTCTGCTTTTGCTTTCGGAAGGTTACCTACGTCAATGTAGAAAATCCTTCTTTCGGGTGCACGTGATATCCTATAGATAACTAGTGCGTCTTCCATCATTGATAACTGGTTTGCAGTCTTCAATGCTTTATGAAGATACCCAATGACTACGTTCTTTGTGTAGTCTAATAAACCCGATGTAGTATATGATACTGCTTCGGGAGCAATCTTCACGGACGTTCCGTCATTCGCTGAAGATTTATCAAAACCTTTATCGTTGAAGACAAAAAATTCTTCAACTTGTTTTATTACGTCAACACCTGCTTTGTCCGATTTACCTTTGATTACATTTCTGACCTTCTTAATTTTAAGTGGGTCAATGTTTCTTAGGTCTACAATACCTGCTTTCGGACGTTTGCCATCAACGACCTTATGGAAGTATATCCTTCCATCTATGTACCATTTTCGGAATAATTCGTGAGAGTTCTGATTGAACTTCATTAAGGCAAGAATATGATTAAACTCGTCATGTATCTTGTTTTTGATACTATCAGAAAGTTTTACGTCTCTGAGGTCGAGTGATACAATCTTGTCTTGAGAATCCGATGTAATACACTCATTAACAATATCTTCAATCGCTGAGTCACACTCAGGGATTAGAGATATTTCACGGTATCTTGTAATGAGACCAATCTCATTCTTGATACCACCTTCCATATCAATGTAGGAACCGTATGCTCCACCTGATATGAACCCGCCTGGTTGTTGTTGAATGACAGGTGTACCGTCATCTTCAACAGGGGGGACGAAGGAAGGTGCCTTAGACACCTCTATACTTCGTAGTTCATCCTTTTTACGGGATATTTCAAACCCAAATATTTCCATACTAATATTTATACCACCCTAAAAGGGTTGTAATTCACTTTATTAAATAACTCTTTCCCAGTGAGAATAGTCAAATGAAACTTCAAAAGTTTCAATTTCGTCAGCAGTTCCCATATTCAGTTCAATACCACCGATATTTTGAGGGAACATATTGAAGAATTCGTATCTCGCAAGGACTGAGTCATCTTTGTTTAATTGTTCAACGAATGCTCGTGATAACAAGTAATCGTTATTAATCGCACCGATACCTGAGTCTAACTGACTGATATCCAACTGCCATGATTCTAGGGCATTTCTTACACTGAATTCAACATCGTTGATTACAGTAACTGTCCATGCTTCAAAAGTTCTGTCTCCAGCAAGTTTTAAGTTCATTCCTCTGAATGGAACTGTAACCTGACCGACAGTCATAGCGGGAATCTGAGCAGCTTGACATAGAAACTCTATCTTATTACCTGTTCTAGGTATGAAGACTCGGAACCTATTAGCTCTAGGGCCACCAGCGATTAGTTGCGCTTTAAATTCATCTATTGTTGCCATTTATTTCTCCCTTAGACTGCACCGTAAATTTCACTAAACTCTACACCTGACCTAGCAGCTACAAAGTTAAGAGTGATAAAGTTAATCGACCTGTTAGGTTTAACGAAGATTGAACATACAAATTCGTTTCTATCGATAACACTATCAGTGTTGTTTGTTTCGTCACACAATACTGAAAAATCTATAAGACCACGTCTGTTCTTCACGTCTCTTAAGAAAGGTTCTACAGCAGCTCTAAATTGTGCTCTAGTGAATGCGTCATTGAATTCAAAGAGTTGCGCTTTAGCGGCAGTTGCGATTGCTTTCTCTAGGACTATGAACAATCTTCTTACATTGATTCTATCGAATGCAGAAGGTGTTGATAACATAGTTTTGTCACCAAATAGGACTGTTCCTTGGCCTGGGAATGTAACAATTGGGTTAACCCTTGCACTGTATAAGTCGTCTCTAGACGATTGTGAAGGATTAAATGCAAGTTTAGTTACACCTAAGTATTGACCTCTTGAGAAACCAGCAGGTGAGAACCATGGGTCTCTTAATAAGTCACTTCTTGCCATTAGACCTGCAGTATGTCCATTGCCTGGAATCCAACAGTATTTGTCGTTATATCTTTCGTAAATGTATAACCAACCACTATCCATAACTGAATAAGAAGAACTTGTTGCAGTATTAGCGGAAGCGATAACATTTGCAGATTGTGATGATTCTGAGGAAACTCCAACTACGTCATTCTTTCTTGGTGATACGATTGCCATACAATCTTTTCTAGATTCACAAAGAAGAATCGCTTGGTTTGTTAAAGTTGTCCAATCATTTAGAATATCTTGTTCTGTTCCTGAACCATTATCAGTTCTTGAAGAACCTACGATTAAGAAAGAAATATCTACAGTTTCTGCGTCAGCAAAGTGTGTTTGCCATGCGCCGAACTTCTCAGAAGCGGTTGGGTGTCTACCATTTGAACCACCTGATAGTGAGTCAACTACTGGTAAATCGATTGCACCGAATGGGTCTGCAACTGATTGTGCTAATGTTCTGTGTTCGCCAGAAGAATCATGTGTACCTGTAACTGGTGAACCGTCATCTCCTACGGAGTGTCCTGACCAGTATATGTACTCTGATTTTCTTTCTATTACGTCTCTGTAGTAATTTGATGCACCTTGAGCGTCTTTAGCGTCACTTGCAAGTGATACGAATGAGAATGTTTCTAGAACTTCGTTTTGAGTTCCAGACCACACACCGTCTTCGTCACTTACTACTACGTGACATTCGTCTAATGATGCACCGACAGCGGCTGCAGATGCGGAAGTGCCTGGGGCTTTATCAAAGAAAGAATGAAACTCCCAAAATCTGTTAATGTTGACTGGTGTACTTGAACCGTCAACTGCTGTAGTTAATCCTGTGTTTGCAGGTTGGTTAATTGCTTCAATGGTTAAAGTTGTACCTGAAGCAGCTGTAATCCTGTATTCTTGAGTGTGATTATCAAATGTGATAATATCTCTTACCTTAAATAGTGTAGTTGAGTTTGCAACACCTGTTATGGATAGAGCTCCAACTGCGTTACTAGCTGTAGTTGTTCCTGCGTTATCTTCAAAATAAGCGTTTGCAGTTGAACATACAGATACTTTTAAGGAGTTACCTAAAACTCCTGCGTGACGGGCTACCCACCTTCCTGCTGTACCTGATAAGGCACCACTTCGGTAAGATTGGACATAGTCATCGTCATTTTTTAGCAATGTCGTTGCGTGTCCAGCTGAATTCGCACTAAACAATCCTGTAGAGTTTATTCTAACTACTCTTAGAGAAGAACCATATCTTAAAAATCCTTCAGCTGAATAGTAGTCCTCTGCAGAACCACTGGTGTTAGCAGGTTCGTGAAAATTCTCTACTAATCCTTTTTGGTCTGAAATTGTTACTACTTCATCAACAGGGCCCCATTGGAATGTTCCTGCGAAAGCACCAGTTGTACTGGATACTGCAGGCACAACATTTGTAAGGTCAATCTCTTTAACCTGTACGCCTGGTGATACTTGAAATGCCATACTTTTTCTCCTGTTAATGTCAAAAGTTGTTTACTGTTTTATTTATAACTTTATATTGTCTAACGGGTCAGCAAACCACCTATCCCCCGAACTATCTACAAAAGACTCTTCTTCTATTGGTCTGTCCCCGAAAATCCCTGCAGGCAACATATCCTCTTCAATAAGTTTCTGCTGTTCAGAATACAACAACTCTTTGACTTGATAATTTGTTAAATGATAGAAGTAATCTGTGGTTACAAACCATGAAAATAATACACATGTCATTACCATATCGTCATGGTAACCTCTATCAGCTTCAAAGCTTCTACCCTTATTTACAAAAGTCATGAGCTCAGTGATAGTCCATCTGTCCAATAATTGCAATCTATCTTCTTCTAATAGTTCTTTTAAGGTAGAACAACCAATTCTTTTGATTTTTCTAGACATTGTTACACCAATATCTTCTGCTTTCAGTTGTCCTTGCACAAAAACATTAGGGTATTCTAAATCATAATGCAATTGTGACGCAACAATACTTCCTTCATTATTGTTTTCTATGATAACAGTTGCGTCATTAAATGCTTTACCATACTTTGCAATCAAATCAGGAAATAATAATGGTGATATTAAAGAGTTTCTAAATGTAGCAACTTGTTTGAATGGTTTGGAAGATACGTCAAAGATACTAAACGTTGAGAAGTCGATACCTCTTCCTTTCGCAACGTCACAACACATAACATATTGGTGACCTTCTATGGGTTTTTGATACATGTAGAAATCTTCTTTTGACCATTCAGGGTCATATGCCTTTAACCCAAGTAAAGTATTCGAGTTAATGAGAGTGTTACCAGTTCCCAAAAACGAGTTTCCGTACTCTTGTTCAAACTGTGCTTCTGAGGTGTTTGCAATTGTTTGTTCTTTCCATGCTTCGTCTCTGCCTGGCACGTCATACCAGTTAATTGTGAAGTCTTTGTATTCTGATTGTCCATGTACTGCACTCTCGTATATTTTATGAAACATATTACCTACACCGTTTGCAGTGGAAGTAATAATAACCTTTGAATCTTTACCTGATGTAATAACGGGATATGTTGCAGTATAAAATGTCTCTGCATCGTCTACGAATGCAAACTCATCAAGGTACAACATATTTATTGAGAGTCCACGGATACTACTACTGGAAGTTGCAGCTGCAACAACCTTACTATCGTTACCAAACTCTATATTACCTTTGTTTAAAATCTTTACGCCTGGCTGTAGGAAAAATGGAACAGACTCTAACATAGTTACAATACGTGCTATCATTTCTCTCGCAATCGCACCTTTGTTCGCAAGTACAGCGACAGTTACTTCGGGGTGAAACAATAAGAACCACAATAGATATGCACATGAAGTAATTGATTTACCACTCTGTCTACTTGCAAGTACGACACTGAATCGATTATTGTCGTAATGTTGAATTAGTTTATCCTGATATCCACGAAGTTTAAATGGAACCATACCTTCGTCAAGAGAAATAATCTGTGTGTATTGTTCAATAAAATGACATGGGTCTTTGGAACACTTCATGTATTCCGCTAACTCTTCTTCTGTATATTTGGTTTCTATACCAACACGTTTAATTTGCGTGTTGCCTAGATAACCTTCATTTTTCGCTTGTACCATTGTTTTTCTTTAGGAACTTTTGTAGTTCACTGGTTGACCCCACGTATAAATGATTATGTTGGTCTCTGATTTTAGTATCGTCTTCTTCTAGTTTCTTCATCTTCTGTTGCAAGTCGATTAACTTTTCTGCGGTTTCCCCTACAGTCTTAATTAACTGTCCTGCAACCTCGTAGGCACGTGGGTGTTCTGTCTCTTTAGATAGGTCTAGGATACCGTCAATTGCGTCCTGGCCTCGTTCTATGAGGTCGTAGAGGTGTTCTCTCGCATACTTGAAGTCAGTCTCTA